TAGTAGTGCAGATTTAGAAAGGGCTTTAACTAAATTAAATGATGAAGGGCTTTCTAATGCTGAAATGATGGAACTTGTAGATATAAGACAGGTTGCTGCTTTTACAACAATGATTAATGGTACTGATAATGTATTAAACCTTACTGATGCTCTTGAGGATGCTAATGGGAAAGCACAGGAAATGGCTGATATTATGGCTGACACTTTAGAAGGAGATATACTAAAGGCTAAGTCTGCTTGGGAAGGGTTAGAGATTTCTATACTAACAGGTGGAAACAATATATCAAGGTCTTTAAGGTCTGTTGTTAGTGATTGGACAGAGTTTATTAGCACTATAGTTGATAATATGAGAACTCCTGAACAATTAGGTGCAGACTTCTTGACAGATGCTTTAAATAGGATTAAAGACACACAAAAAGAAATAGATGATTTGCAAAAATCTGGAGAATCAGTTGAAACTAAAACTAGAGTAGAGTTATTACAAGAAGAATCAGAAAAATTAGAGAGGGTACAAGCACTTCAGAAACAGGCATTAGAATTTGCTACAAAAGAAGGTGAAGGTTTTGGTTTTAGAGCAAAAGCAGCAAGGGATTATGCAGAGGATTTAACAAAACAGATTGAGGCAAGAGAATTTGCTTTAAATGATTTGGAAGAAATTATTGATTTAGAGGTAAAGAAAGAAAAAAATAAAAATGATAGAGTTCAGTTAGATAAAGATATTGCAATAGAAAAAGCAAGAAGGGCTAAGGAAAAAGAAAATAAAGAAAAACTAAAAGAAAAAGAAAAAGCAGAAAAAGAAGAATTAGCATTAGAGAAAAAAGAATTTCAAGAGAAGAAACAACAATTAGATACATTTTTAACAGAAACTCTTAACAAAGAAAAACAAAGACTTATTGATAATCAAATTACTCAAGAAGAATATAATTTATTAGAGTTTGAGGCAGAACAGGCTCATTTAGCAAATATGTTAGGGTTAAATAACGCATACGCAATAGATAATGCTGATATTAATTCTAAACTACTAGACAATGAGTTAAGGATGATTTCTGAGAAGGCTTCTGCTGAGGCTAAGGCTGCTAAAGATAAAGAAGATGCAAGGAAAAAAGAAATAGATGGTGTTGCTCAATTAGGCGACCAACTAATAAACTTAGCAGGTGAAGATAAAAAAATGCAAGGTATTAGAAAGGCAGGTATTCAGTTATCTGCTGCTGCTGCTATAGCAAATAATATTGAATCACTTTCACTTGCTGCTAAGGGTGTTGCAAAACAATCAACTTTATTATTTCCTGCCAACTTAATAGCAATGGCTGGTACAATAGGTACTGTTGTATCATTATTTGCTAATATTAAAGCAATGAAAGATTCTTTTGGAGATGGTGGGGTAATTGAAACTTTTGCAAATGGTGGTATGGTGCATGGTAAATCACACGCACAAGGTGGTGAGAAGTTTGCAGTAGGAGGTAGAGTAGTTGAATTAGAAGGTGGTGAGGCAGTTATCAATAAAAGAAGTACAGCAATGTTTAGTAGACAATTATCAGCAATGAACGCTGCAGGAGGTGGTGTTAAGTTTGCAGATGGTGGATTACTTAATCAACCTTCATTCAGCCAACAACAATTCAATGCAATAGGTCAGAATCAAATGATGGGTGCAATGGGAAGTTCTGGTAAGGTAGTAGTGGTTGAGGCAGACATTACTGACAGTCAAAACTCAGTAAGCGTAATACAATCTGAGGCAACAATTTAATAATCAAAGAAATAAACAAATGTTTGTTGATAAAAAAACCAAATTAGAGAGATTAGATATATGTAAAAGTTGTAGTTTTTACCGAAACTTTATGTTACTAAAGAAACCAAAGATAGCAAGAGGTGCGAGGTGTGCTGAATGTAAGTGTTTCCTAGATGCGAAAACATCACTAACAAAAGAGTTTTTTGGTAAATGTCCTAAAAATAAATGGTAAAACTTTACATATGAATTTTAAAGAAATCGCTGAAAATTACAGTAAGAAAAAAAGAAGTATGATGACAGATGCTGTTATCACTAACATGAATTATACTAAAAATTTCACTACCCATCACTCTGAATCACTTAATATAATGTTTGCAGAATGGCACTTATTATTCCCTCAAAACAAACAAGATATTAATTGTACCTCTTGTAGAGCAGCAGTTTGTAAGTTTTGGAATACTATGATGGATGAGTGGATTGAAGCCGAACAAACACCTAAAAAGAAAAATGCCTCAAAAAAAAGAAAGACAAAATAAGGTAGATGTAGTTAAAGACTTCATTGATATTTGTGGAGTTGAATTAGAAAAGCGATTTGGTCAATCACCAACTTGCAGGGACATGATACGACATCTTGTTGAGAAAGGCATAATAGAACCCAAGAGAGTAAGAAACTATATGATTATTGCTGACTTTGATAGAATGTTAGTAGGCAATAAAGGTAGCAGAACTTACACTTGGATGGACTTATCTATTAAATATAGTATAAGCGAAAGTCAAGCACAGAATATAGTTTACAAGGAAAGAAAGAAGGCAATTACATCTAATAATATCACATACTAAAAGTTTTGTAAGAAAATTAGGTAAAATTAATTTCTTTTAATTATATTTTTGCCACTATGAACGAAAAATGGTATAACATTCAGAACAAAGCAGGTGAAACTGCTGACATTTATATCTTTGATGAAATAGGAACTTATGGTGTAACTGCACAAGAGTTCATTACTGACATTAAAGGATTAAAAGATATGCCTATCAATTTACGCATTAACAGTTTAGGTGGAGATGTATTTGATGGTATGGCAATGTATAATGTAATCAAAAGGAGAGAGGCTAAAACTACAGTTTATATTGAGGGTATAGCAGCAAGTATTGCTACTATTATTGCTCTTGGTGCTGATGAGGTTGTAATGGCAGAAAACTCTTTATTTATGATACATAACGCTTGGGGAGGTACAATGGGTGAGGCTAAAGATATGAGAAAGTCTGCAGATACTCTTGATAAAATCTCAAACGAACTTACAGACATTTATAGAAAAAAGACAGGATTATCTTATGATGTTCTTGCTCAGATGATGGATGAGGAAACTTGGCTAAATGCTAATGAAGCATATGAGTTAGGTTTTATTGACACTATCTCTGATTCTATTAAAGTGGCTGCAAAGTATGATGTTTCTAAATTTAAGAACATCACACAAGAAGAAATACAGAATAAATTAAGTATTAATATAAATAACAAAAAAATGACTAACGAGTTAAAAGAATGGTTTAACAACAAAGTTGAGGAGATTGTTACTACTGTAAAAGGTGATGTAAAAGTTTCTGAAGATGTTGCTGAACAAACTATGATAACTGTTAATCTAGGAGATAATGATGAAATTATGAATAAGATTTCTGAGTTTGAAACTGGTAACATTGAATTATCAAACAAAATTTCTTTGTTAGAGGAAGAATTAGTTGCTTCAAAAGGAACTAACGAAACTTTAACATTAGAGGTTGAAGCGTTAAACGCTAAAATCAACAAAGCAAGTGCTAAAGGTACGGAAATTGTAACTGAAGCAGACCCTGCAGTAGTTGAGAACAAAAAAGAAGATGCTAATGCAGGTTTTTACAATGTAATGGCAGAGAGAATGAGAAATAAATTTAATAACTAAAAAATAAATAAAAATAGCAAATGTAGCAAATAAAGGAACTTTCGCAACTTATTCAGGTGCGAACCTTAACGAAATATTTTATGAGCCAGTATTTAGAAGTGAGGACATTATGCGTAACTATAGAGTTATACCTAATGTAAAGCACAAAATGAATGTGTTTACTTCTGCTGCTCTTAAAAAAATATCACAAAAATACACTGGTTGTTCAGCAACAAGTGGTTCTACTCAATTCAATATTGATGAGAAAACAATTACTGCAGGTAGAATGAGAGTTGCTCTTGAGCAATGTACTGATGAGTTCTTTGGAACTTACATTGAAGAAATGTACAGAAATGGTGCTGATGTAATGAACATTGAAGGTACTCAATTAGCAGATGCGATTGTAAATCGTGCTGTAAAAGGTATTGCTTCTGATGTAGTAAGATTAGCATGGGGTGGAGATGACTCTACTGCAAACTATCAAGGTGTAACAGGATGGATGAAATTAATGGGAGATGATGCAACTGTATTAGCAGCAAGAACTGAGTTTAGTGCAGTAGCACCTACAGCACCTACAGCAGGTGAATCACTTTCTTTATTAAGAAAAATGTATGATGATGCACCAGCAGCATTACAACAAGTTCCTGCAACAGATAAGAAAATCTTTGTAACTCCTAAGACTTACAATTCTTACTTATCTAACTTAGAAGGTACTTCTGCAGATTTAGCAATCACTAACCAACAAGATGGTTTATTAGTTGTTAAGTTTAGAGGTGTTGAGATTGTTCCTATGTATGAGTGGGACACTATTTTAGCAGACTTAGACCCTGCAATGTTCCTAAGAGGAGGTGTTAATGGTACAGAAGGTGCTTGTTACTGTGCAGTTGATAACTTAATCATTGGTTCTGATGTAACAGACCCAGAAGGTTCTTTCAAAGTATTTTATGATGATTTAGAAGAAAAAATGTTCTTCAGAGGATACTACAAGTTAGGAGTACAATTCTTGTACCCTTCACTTGTTCAATGGGGAATCTTTTACTAAACAATAATGTAATATTAGAGGGGAGGCTAGTCCTCCTCTCTTAATTACTTTTAATAACTTATAAAATAATAAAAAAATGGCAATAGATAAAGGTATAGGCGTTGAGTGTAGTAATTTACAATCAACAGGTGGTATCACTCAGATACTATTAAGGTCTTGGGACACTAATGATGCAGTTGTTTATGGTAATGCTGCTTCTGAGCATGATATTGATAGTATTCTTACGAGTGCTTCTGCTGCTAATTGGTTTGTTTTTGAAAATAAAAATGAAACAGGTGCATTAACAGTAAACGCAACAAAAGAAAATGGCTCAACTGCTTTTGAGTGTACATTATCATTTATGGTACCACAAATTAACAATGACCGATTTGCAGAATTTCAAGCAATGTTGGACACTTGTATGATGGGTGCAGTAAAAGACACTAATGGTTCTTGGTGGGTAGTTGGTGCTAGTGAGAAATATGCAAATGAGGATGTTCAAGCAAAAAATCAAACTTATCTGAACTTTACTTCTATGGAAGGTGGCACAGGTGCTGCTTATTCTGATGAAAGTGGAATGACAATTACATTAACAGCAAGACAATTTGAGTTACCTAGAAAGTATGTAGGTACTGTTACTGTTGATACTTCAGCATTAACTGCGACTACAGCAGCATAATAATTAAAGGTATAATAGTAGGTTGAACTTAGTTCGTAAAAAGTTTATAACATTTCCTATTAATATCTTTTAATAATATGTGCAATTGTAATGAAAAAAATATTGTAGATTTATCACACTTAAAAGTATATACAATTATGGCAGAATATAAAGCAAAATTATCAGTAGGAACAACTTATAAAGGTGATTTTAAAATTAAGTGGGCTATAGCAACTCAAGAAGAGTTAGCGTATGCTTATGAAGATTTAGGAATGACAGATAAGGTAGAAAAATTATCAACTACAAAAACTAAAGATGAGCCAAAGAAAGCAACCAAAAAGAAAAAGTCAGGTAAAGAATCTTCAGAATCAAAAGAGTAATACTTTTGAATTTGGAGTTTTTAATTTAGCAATTCCTGAGCATATTGAAGAACCTTTAGATTTAGAAAAGGTAAGAACTAAGTTTATTCCTTTTGGTACTAATAACTTATTTCCTCAGTATTTAGCAGAATTAAAGCGTAAATCTTCTACTCATAGAAGTGTACTAGCACAAAAGACTATCTTTACAAGTGGTGCTAAGTTTGTTACGAATAATGAAGATGTTAAAGAATACATCAAAGATGTAAATGCTGATGGAGAATCATTAAGAGAGGTTTTTAAGAAATTAGCAGATGATTATTATTCATTTGGAAATGCCTATTTAGAGGGCGTATTATATGATGGTGGACTAAATCTATATCACATAGATGCAACTACTGTTAGAATGTCTAAAAACAAGAAAGAAGTATATGTACATCCTGATTGGGCTAAGTACAATACTATGAAAGACAAATTATCTATCATTCCTATTTATCCTAAAGTCAAGGCAAATAGATTTGTCCTTCAATTTAAAGATTACGAGCCTACATTCCAATTCTATGGTTTACCTGATTACATTGCTGCATTAGAGCATATTGCAGTTGATTATGAAATTGGTAAATGGAATCACACTAAATTCAAGAATGGATTTCAACCTTCAGCAATCGTTGAGATTAATGGAGATATGGGTGAAGAAGAAGCAAAGAAATTAGTAAGAGAGGCGCAAAAGAAGTTTGTTGGAGATGGAAACAATGGTAAGATTATGTTCATTGTTAAGAATGGAGATACTTCAAGTGCTAATGTTCAAATTATCAAAGATGACCAAGAGGGTAGTTGGATAGACTTACAAAGAATAACTGACCAAAACATTGTAACTGCTCATAGATGGCAACCATCATTAAGTGGTTTAGTTAGTTCAGGTAAAATGAATAACACAGGTAGTGAGATTAGAATTGCTTATGACTTAGCAATGACTACTGTAATTAAAGATACTTCTGATTTATTATTAAATGGAATTAGAGGTATTTTATTTAAAGAGTTAGGTTTCTTACCTGAAGAATTAGTAATTCACTATGAGCCACCAATTAGTTTTGCAACTCAAATTGACCCTAAACAAGTTCTTACTATTAACGAACAAAGAAGAATGTTAGACGAGGATTTACCAATGTTAGAGGAAGGTAATATGTTCTTAACTGATAGAGAGCAAATTATTGTAACTAGGGATGATGATGGTGATGGTAAGGGTGATGATGAAGTGGGAGATATGCAAGTAACTGAAATTGAAAAAGAATAACTATGGCAAATGTAAACCAATATATACCTTTAGTAACAGCAGCAGAAGTTATAAGTAATAGTTTTACTAACGCTAATACTGATACTGCTTTAATTTCTAACAACACAATACTACTCTCTGAATTAGCACATTTAAAAGAGGCGATTGGTAAAAAGTTTTATGAGGAATTAAAAACTCAACATAATAATGGTACTTTAACTACTGCAAATCAGACTTTAATGGATGACTTCTTAACGAGATGTCTGTGTTGGTTTGTGAGATTTGAAGTGATTAATGAAGTTCAGAGTAACAGTAGTAGTGCAGGTATTGTGCATAATATTGATGAGTTTGCCACTATTATAGACCCTTCTGAGTTAAATGCTTATAAGCAAGACACTTACAGAAAGGCTGAGATATACCTAAAAGATATGCTAGATTATATGAATGATAGCGACCAAAGTGGTGATTATCCAACTTATGAATCTAACAAACCTTGTAATGATGATGTTTACAAGAATCATGGTATAATAATGTATGACAGTATATATTCAAGACCTACTAGAAATTATAATAGTTGGAAGAATAACTGTCCTTGTGATGATTGTTAAAATAAATATATAAATGGCTGCAAACGAACATAAAAATTTAAGTAGTATAAACAGACACAATCCAAAAGGGTTTGAACCTGCTATTAATGATACTGTTTTAAGTAAAACTATTGGTACTTCTGCAACAGGAACTGATGGTAACTTAGAGTGGAAAGGTAAGTCTTATATGGGTGTTACTAATTATCAGATGCAGGGATTTACAACTGGTGCTACAAACTACTACTATGGAGAAGATATAGCAGATACTAAATCTCCTTATGAGATGGCTGTTGATTATGGTAATAGTGCTGTTGCATCAGGGAGTATAAATCCATCAGATGCTTTTAGAATAGGTCAGGGCTGTGTAATTCCTGAAACTTCTACTGTTACATCTGTAAAAGGATGGATTACAAGTAATGGTGGTAATAATATTACTATTGCTATATGTAAAATAACACCTGCAGTTGGTGTTACTACTGCTCTTGTTCCAGTTGTTGTTGATGAGATTACTGTAACAGGGCTTTCAAATAATAATAAATTAGTAGCAATAGATGAAACTACTATAAGTACAGCAGCATTATCTTCAGGAGATATTATATTTCCAATGATTAAAGAAGTATCAGGAGGTTCTACTATTTATATGAATTTAACTATACAAACAACAACATTCTAATGACAACTAAAGAAGAAATAGTATCAATGAAAAAAGACATTAGTTCAATCAATGAGAAGATAGATAATTTAGGTGGTAAATTAGATATGCTTACAGAAAGATTATTAAACCCAGACAATGGAGTTGCTGCTAGAGTGAACAGAAATACAGCAATGAGAAAGATTTTAGTAAGAGCAATGTGGATGATTTATGCTATAACTTTAGGTGCGTTAGTAAAACTTTTTACAGAATAAAAATAAAATAATAACAATTAAAAAATAAAATAAAATGGGTACAGAATTTGATACAGATAATACGCTTCTAATGATGCAATTAGGTAAAGGTGGTGGTACTGAGGTTTTTACTACTGCAGCACAAACAGGAAAAAATTGGTTTTGCGTACACTTTCCAGTTGAATCTGTTGTTGCTAGTATTGCAGCAGATGGAGTTACAGGTGAAACTGCACTTCAAACGACACTTAGTGCAGGAACGACATTGTTTATGAATATTACATCTATTACACTCACGAGTGGAATTGGAATAGGATATAGAGATATATAAATAATATGTTAAGTTTAAAACAAAGTTTAAGTTTAAATACTAGAAAAACTGTAGGGGGTTCTTGGAATCCAAATGTTGAGGGTAGCGTTGTTGCTTGGTATCAAAAAGGAGAAGGAATTACTTTAAATGGGTCTGATGTTTCTGCTTGGGCAGATAGTGCCACAGATGTTCCATATAACATGGCTCAATCAACTGCATCTGAGCAACCTGCTTATTCAGCAGGGGCATTAACATTTGTAAGTGCTGATAGTACCAATCTTCAAACAACTTCTCAAATAACTTTAACAGGTGCTTTTACAATAGGTGTTAAATTAACACCAACAGGAAGTAATACAGGTACTTTCTTAGCAGATATAACTACAAATAATGAGTTTTTTAAACTTACCTCTACTACAAATTTTAGAGCAAAAATTGATGGTAATCTGGCTAGTATTAATTTAGATAGTGGCACATTTGGAGATGATTATTTAGTTATAACTAGAGATGGTTCTAATCTACTTACTTTGAATAAAAATGGAGTAGCACAAAGCACAACAACAACTACAGCAGGTACAGCAGATATTGATGCTATTGGTTTAAGAAGTGGCTCAGGTTCAGGAGTAAATGGTTTTGATGGAGTTATAGAGGAAATACAAATTTTTAGCAGTACAAGTGCTGCGTTAACTGCTAATGTAAATGCTTATTTAGCAGGATTATAAAATAAATAAAATAACAATATAATATGGCAACAACAGTAACAGTACAAAATTTAACAGTAACAATAACAGAGCAATACACTCTAAATGGTGTTTCTTATGGTAATACAATGAATAAAACCTATACAAATAATGGTCAAGTATCTCAAAGAGTTATGACTGTTTCAGGTAAAGGTGATGGAGGAGATTGGACAAATATATTGGCTTTATCAACTGCTGATGGTCAGGGTCAGGTAGTTAAGGCAGAATACAAATACTTTAGAATAACTAATTTAGATGATACAAATACATTGCATCTTAGAGTTTATAATGGTTCAGATTATGTTGCAGTTGAGGTTAATCCTGCAAGTAGTTTACTACTTATGGATGCAGGTATAGATTCTCCTACAGGAACAGGTGCTATAACATTTGCAGATATTCAAGCAATAGCAGGTCAATCATCTCACGCTAGTGATTCTTTAGATGTTGAATTTATAATGGTTACTTCTTAATATGCCTTGCTACGAATGTGAAAATGGTAGTTGGAGGTTTGGTGAAACTGGTGAATGTCAGTATGACTCTAAATCTTCTTGTGAAACTGCTAATAAAGATTATTATGCAGCAGAAACTTATAATGACTACCCACAGGCAGCAACTAACAATGCTAAGAGGGCTATAAAGTATAAAGAAGAAAATGGTAGTGATTGTGGAACTCAAGTTGGATGGACTAGAGCAAGACAATTAGCCAACAGAGATAATTTAAGTAGAGATACTATTGCTCGTATGGCTTCCTTTAAAAGACACCAACAACATAAGGATGTTCCTTATGATGAAGGATGTGGAGGTATTATGTGGGATGCTTGGGGAGGAGATGCAGGTGTAAATTGGGCTATAAAAAAGTTAAAACAAATTGACTCTGAGAATAAAATTAAAGAAGATTTTGAAAGTTTTTTTGAAGATATTATCAAGTCTATCAAAGACAACAAATAAAATGACTTTAAAATACTTTAAAAGAAGTGAATTTAACTGCAAGTGTGGATGTAATACTAACTACATTGATAGTGATTTCTTAGAAATGATGGATAAAGCAAGAAGAATCGCAGGAGTTCCATTTAAAATAAATAGTGGTTTTAGATGTGAAAATCATCCACTATCTAAGAAAAATCCAACCTCATCTCATATAAAAGGTATTGCTGCTGATATTAAGTTTATTGACAGTAAAAACTTAGCACTAATAATGGGAGGATTAGGAGGTGCAGGATTTGAAAGATTTGGTATAGATTTTAAAAACAAATTTATACATACTGATTGTGATGAGGACAAAACAAACCCTTGCATTTGGGGTTACTAAACAGAATATTAACTAATTAAATATATATTATGAATTTTATTACAGAAAATTGGATTGAATTATTGATTGGACTAATGGCTTTCGCTAAGGTTATTACTAATTTAACTCCAACAGAAAAAGACAACAAAATCTTTGGATGGTTGGATTCAGTTATTGATGCTCTAGTTCCTAACTATACAAAAAAGAAATAATGATACAGAAATGGATAGGTCAAGCATTGTTAAAGGGTGGTATAGCACCTATAACAGAATTGTTAAAAGCAGTAAAAGAACTTTTTACAGACACAAAAGGCAAATGGAGTAGCAAAAGAACCATTAGTGGAGTGATAGTACTTGCTGCTAGTTTATACATTGAGAAAAATGGCATTGATACTAATGCGTTGATATTGACTGCGTTAGGCGTTTTACCATTATGTTTTTCTGTATTTGAAAAAAATAAATGTAATTGTACTGATAATTGTAAAAAATAATTATCTTTGCATAACTCAGGTAGGGTTGTGCCTATCTTTGTTTTCATTGTTTATAGTTTTCAAGAGTGGGGTGTTCAAAAACATCTCACTTTTGATTTATATAAGCATTTTTTTTTGTATAATTGCATCATAACCAATACATAAAACTATGAAGAAATATGGTAAAAGACTTAGACTATCTAAAGAAGAAGTTGAGATGGTTTATGAAAACAGAGCAGAAAGCACAACAAACATTAATGGGAATACAGCATTAGATATACACCTTTCAGAGAGGGGTATAAAGAAAGATGATGTTGTAAGTGTAAAGCATTGGCAATCTGCTAGTGGTGAGTATAGGTTTAGCATTGTAACTAAAGAAGATATAACTGCCAATCAAAATGATATGCTAGATAAGATTAGTGATTTTATTGAAAATCATTCACCTTACTACCCTTCAGTAAAAAGAGATAACAAAGATGCTAATCATCTATTAGTAATAAATCCTGCAGACATACATATAGGTAAATATGCTAATGGAGTTGAAACTGGTGATGGGTATGATGTTGAAACTGCCTGTATGCGTGTTTTAGAGGGCTTAGAAGGACTTATATACAAAGCAGAAGGCTTTGAGGTAGAAAGGATATTATTTTGCATAGGTAATGATGTTTTGCATATTGATAATGTATATAATCAAACTACAGCAGGTACAGGTCAAGATGTAGATGGTAAGTGGTGGGAACATTTTGAGGTTGCGTTAGCACTATATGTTAAGTGTGTGGAAATTTTAAGAGAGATAGCACCTGTAGATGTTGTTCATTCAATGAGTAATCATGACTACCAAAGTGGATTTCATTTGGCACACGCATTAAAGAGTTGGTTTAGAAACGACAGAGATATTTCTTTTGATATTAGTGTAGCACATAGAAAGTATTATAAGTATGGTAAGAACTTAATTGGCTTAGAACATGGAGATGGTGCTAAGATGGCAAACTTACCTTTAATGATGGCTCAAGAAAAACCAACAATGTGGAGTGAAACTGAATATAGGTATTGGTATCTACATCATTTACATCACAAGGTTAAACATAAGTGGCTAGATGCTAAAGACTTTATAGGAGTTACTGTAGAGTATATGCGTAGTCCATCAGGAACTGATAGTTGGCACTCAAGAAAAGGATATGTTGGAGTTCCTAAAGCAGTTGAAGGATTTTTGCACGAAAAAACAAGTGGGCAAGTGGCTCGTTTAGTGCATTATTTCTAATGGTAGTCATCTGGCCTTCATAAATTTCATACATTTTACTTCTAGTAGGTAAACATTTATCTAAAAATTGTTAAAAATCTTTTGGTGGGTAATTCCAATTTTATATCTTTGCCTCAATTAATAACTAAAACAATAAACAATTATGGGAAGAATGAAAGAAGAATTTATGAAAATGAAAATGCAAGAACAAGAACAATTAGAACCGAGTATTAATCAATTAAATAATAAAAAAATGACAAAAAAAACAATGCAAGAAAAACTAAAGAAACAACCAGAGGCAGTTCAAGAAACAAGAAAAGAAGTTTTAACAAGACTTTATAAAGAGAATGGGTT